TTTGTTCTACTAAATTCTAATCTATCTACAAGTTTAACTGCACCTGCTATTTTATCAACTGCCACATATCCTTCGGGAGCGGTAACTCTATAACCATCATTTGTTCTAACAAAATGCCCTATACTTTGTATCTGATTCATTTTTCTTAATAAAGTATTCTTACAATTAGCTAATGTAATATGGCTAGCAATAGCAAAGTATAAGGCAGTTTTATTTTTATCTATAAATCTCAATCCTTCTTTTTGTGCTTTAATGTACTTTTCTTTTCCTTTAGGTGTTTTTTTAGAATCTATTTCTGCTTGTAGCATATTGTTATAATAATCTCTAAACTTTTGTTGCATATCTCTTACTTTACCCATATCACCTTGCGTATTCTTAATAAAGTAATTGAAAAAAGTTTTTAATCTAAACGCAACTGATAAAGGGTCTGTTCTAGTAATTGACATATCATTTATAATACTTTTTGCTCTTGATAAGGAACCCTCTGCCATTCTTATTTGTGCGTCAAAGGCATTTAATTCTCTTTTATTAAACATTACAGAACCAGATTTATCTGTATATTGAGCAGACGCCAAAAATATACTTGAACCGCCACTACCTCTAACGGTACCAAAACCTGCTGATAGACTTTTCATATCTTTACCAGTATATGAAGTGTGAAATACTATACCCATTTTGGCTCTATCTATTTTTCTACCAATATCACTATCTTTTGGTACTGCATATGTTATTGTATTTGGTGTAAATGAAATGTGAGGTTCGCCATTTATTTTTACTAGTTTTTTATCGTCTGTAAATAATAGGTCACCTTGTAATATACCTCTAATAGGTAATCTTTTTAAAAAATTAAAACAATATATTAACTTTGCACCTGCACCACTAGTGCCGTGATTTTTTCTTATGTCTGATAAATTGTAATTGATTTTGGGGGTTACGTTGAATACTGATTTAGTACCGACAAAGAATTTGCCGTTTTCTGGATTTTGTCCACATATTATAGCAGGCGCACCGTCCCACTTCACGGTCATATTAACTGCACCACCGGTACTACCGGCTAGCATATTTCTTACCGATTTTAAAAAGTTAATTGCGTTCTCACCGCCTTTAACACCGTTATTAATTATATCGTCTTCTAGGTGTTCAAGGTGTGTGTTCTTTTCCTGTGTAAAAAATCCCTTAAAACTAAACATTTGTTCTCCAATTTATCCATTATACAAAATAATTCCATTTATGTCAATATTCAATACTACTATTTATATTAAAATGAGGTTGTACTACCCGCTTTTACGTGTGGTCCTGACAATTCTGCCCTACTACCAGCATATCTCAACATATTAATTACAAGTAAATCTCTTGTATTTTTAGGTAGTTTGGACATTTGTGTTATCAATCTACCACCTAACATTTTAGCATATAAAAATTGACCAACTCTTCTTGCTTTTTTCTGTTCAGATAATTTAACAAAAGATTTATGGTCATACATTGCTTCAAAGTGGTCTTCTTTTTCTTTTGGTGTTGATACTTTAACTTTACCTAAATCTTTTGCGTACATTAAATATTCTATAACTTGAGGATTATTTTTGTGTTTGTTATACCATTTTCTATTAAACTTATTACCTTTTACTAATTCTTGACCTAATCTATAACCATCATTTGCTAATTTTGATTGTACATCTAACTTAAACATTTTTGACATTGGTATACAGCCTGGTGTTGATTGCATAATATTAGGTAATGATTCACCACCAAAACTACCATCAAGTGCTTCTGCACCACCAACTATAACACATTGATATGAAAATGAAGGACCTTTACCTTTTGATTCACCAGATGACCCTTTATCTCTAAATTGTAATTTATGTCTATCTGATACATCTATTTTAATATCAAATGAATCAAAAAATTTATCAGGTCCTTTTGTAAAATCAAATTGTCTAAACCCTACTTCTTTTTCTTTAAAATATTTTTCTACATCACCCTCATCATAGTTTAATGCTTTTATAATCGTGCCTCTTAATGTACCTGTTTTTTTTAAAGATAGTGGTAGTAATTCACCTTTATCAATTAAATATTTTATATAAGCATTAAATATTTCAAACTGCCTCATACTAGCAACACCTGTTATAACTAGAGACTTACCTAATTTAATTGGGTTTTTTAAATGCTCTGTTTCAGTAGTTCTTTCCATATCCATTAAACTTGTTCTAGCAAAGTCTGTAGCATAGTAAATATCAGCAGGTGACCATTTGTTTAAGTCACCAGGTATAATAGGTTTTACACCCTCTCTATACTTGTCATCATTTCTTTTTTCTGCAAGAGTTTTGACCTTTTTAAATATTTTAGTAATACTTTCCATTACAGCCTGGTCACCTCTTGCGTAATATAAATCCAAACCTTTACTTTTAATTTTTGATTTTAATTGATTACCAGCAAAGTTTTCTATTACGTCAAAAACTTTATTTGCAATAAAGACTGAAGATTTATACCAAGAATTATCTTTTAATAATAAGTCATCAACCATTTTAAATGAAACACCTGGAGCGTCTAGTTTAGCATTGTCAAAGACTTCTTTCATTTCTTTTTCACAATCTTTTTTAAAGTCTTTATACTCTTCGGGGTCTGGTTTATTATCAGGCGTAAGTTTAAACTTTTTACCACGCTTATCTACGATAGCGCAAAATAATGCCTGTGCTGTTTCTGTTGCTTTTGGTGAATCTGCCATAGTCTCTCCTTACACTATTTAGGAGGTTTTGGCAACTAATAGTTCCAGAGGAATCTAGGTATTCCGCCGTTGCCTTGCCAAACTCTATTTTTATTTTGAAAATTGGCTAATTTTTCTGCGTCTTCTTCAAAGAAATATTTTGCCACTATATTATTTGTAGGTGCTTCTCTAACACACCATAAAATTTTCTTACCTTGTTTTTTCATTTCAGTAGAATATTCTAGTTTCATTTTCATTGTTTGTGCTGGCCTTCTATCACCTTTGTGGAATCTAACTTTTTGTGTTTTCTTTTTTGGCATTATAACTTGAAGTCGCTAAACTTATCATATGCGACCTCTTTTTGTTCTACGTTTTTTTGATTGCTGTCAACAATTGTTTGAGCAGTTTGACCTACATCATATAGTCTCATTTTTGCACGGTCAACACCTACGATAAATGACCTGTTGACGCTAGGGTCATTGTATCTATTTTTAAGTTGTTTTATTTTCATCTGACCTAGAGCTTCTAACTCTTCAGTAGAAATTAAAGCAAACATAAAATCTGCTGTTGCTGGTAAACCAAAAGATTCAGAGGTGTCTTCTAAACCAATATCAGTTGAAGTATAACCAGTTCTAGTTGTTTGTGTAGCACTAAAGATAGGTACATTAAATTCTACTGCAAGACCTCTTAACTCTTCAGCAATTGCTTTGATATAAAAATAAGAACCAACATTACCACCTTTAAATCTACTTGAAGCACATATATTTAAATAGTCTATGAACACTACATCTGGTCTAAATGATTTCTTTAAAGCTAGTTCATTAAATAATGCCTTGAAATGGCCTGCGTGAGCAGACGCCGTTGGATATTCTTTAATAATTAATTTACCATAAGTCTTATCTGATATTTTTTTAAGTTTATTATCATATAAATCTTTTGGCATTACGTGTAGGTCATCCATAGAAACATCTAATAAATTTGCGTCTATTCTTTCTGCAATTCTTTCCTCTGCCATTTCTAAAGTAATATACAATACATTTAAACCTTGCGTTAAAAATGTACTAGCACAATGACACATAAACAAAGATTTACCAACACCGGTACCTGCTAATGCAATATTCAATGTCTTTGCTGGTATACCACCTTTGGTAACTCTATTCATATAATCTAGGTCAAATTGAAACCTTTTCTCTTTGGTATGATACCATTCGTATCTATTTTCTGCGTCTTCTAGGTAATCGTGACCAATATGATTATCAAAAGAAACTGCTAAGGCGTCTGATAAAATACCAGGTATTGACTCTGGTGTTCTAGTCTTATCTTTGTTATCAAGAATTTTAATACCACTTAATACTGCATTATGCACGGCTCTATCTTTACACCACTTTTCAGTAGTATCTAATAGCCATTGTTCATCTGTTTCTTGGTCTGTAATAGTATTAATGTAATCTTTTATTTGTGAGTGTTCAGTTTCATTAATATCTTTTCTTTGAGCAACTTCAATTAATACTGCGTCTTTTGTAGGAACATTATTATACTTTGTAATAAAATCATATATAGAATTAAACATTACTTGTTCTATTCTATTAA